CAAAGCGGAAGGCCTGCGCATTCACGATCGGTCCAAAAGTAGCGATAGGGCGCCTTCATTGCACGCGCACCTTCTTACGAGACAATAGACCCGCGGATCTAAACGAGGTGATCAAGGCGGGTGTACGCGGATCAAGTGGAAGAGATCTTTTCGGATCCCTCAAACTTCGGCCTACGCGTGGAAGAGTTGCAGGCGATGCTACTAGAACGCGCGGACGTGTCAGTGTCTCGCGCGGAGTTGATCGCAAGAGATCAAACGCTCAAACTACTAGGGCAGATCAACGAAGAGAGACAGACGGCCGCGGGCGTTGAATCTTACGAATGGTCCACGTCCAACGATGAACGCGTGCGCGACGAACATCAGATCCTAGAGGGCACCACGCAATCATGGGACAGTGCGCCGGAACCGGGTCACCCGGGCGAGGACTTCCAATGTAGGTGCGTAGCGGTCCCGATCATTCCCGAGCTGGAAGGAATCTAAGCAGCGGAAGGGCGGGCGGTGTCTGGTAGCGCGCGCGGGGGTCGTGATGTCTCTTGCTCTTCGTGCGCCGTCTGTTCGCTCTCTAGGTAGTCGTGTCCTCTCACGTCTTCCAGTGCGACCATGGTGCTAAGGATCGAATCGACCGAGCACCCTTCCGCAAACATCTTTTCCGCCAAACGATCCGCATCTTCGTACTTTGCCACATGCGTATTTTAGTACGCTAGTCAAGTGTCAAAAAAGCCCCCGCGTTTTTCATGGCGGCCGCTAGGTCACGCGCGCGAATGCCAAGTCTATCAAGCGCTTGCGAAGTGGCGTCCACTTGATCGTCATGCGACCCTGTAGGGAAACATGCGAATTCTTCCACATAGTCTTGCACCCACGGCGCCGCGTCGGGTAAGACCACGTTGCCCGCTTGGAAGAAGGGAGCAACGGCCGAAGCCCGAGCGAGCTTGCTCCCCCTCGGCTCTATCAGGATGATGCCCGGGATCTTCTTCTTTAACTGATCTTCAATCGCGGTACCGTTCGCTTTGTCCTCGATCAAGCGCGCGAAGATCTTAGGATGCTTCGCACACATATCCTCGAACGCACGCGAGGCATCCACGAAGCCTAGTTTCTTTCGCACTTGATCGATCAGGTAGAACTTGCCCCCCGACTTGATCCACGCTTGCCCCACGACCCAATCGGATCCATCGTTGCCCTTGAATGAAAAGTCCCATGACAAGCAAGAGTCTTCCCAGCGTTCGGGGATCGTGGTCCACCTATTCGACATCCAAGCGCGCTCGAAGACTAGGCCTTTCTCGGGTGCCGGCCGTTGCTGGTTTTGCGCCGCGTCTATTCGTGCGCCTAGGTTCTCGCGCATCGTGTCGACAACGTTTTGCGGGTAGCGTTCAGACCAAAAGATTTCGCCTTCTTCCGTGCGCGGATCGTTTGCATTCGCGCCCTCGGTTTCATAACGCATTGGGAAGGAGAGCACTTGCCATCCTTTCTCTTTGGTCTGCAGGTAGCCAGCTAGATCTTCTTCATGTAAGCGCTGCATGATCAGCACGCGACACACGGTACTTTGATCCCGGCCGCGGGATAGCATGGTAGTGCGCCACCAATCTTGGACCTTGCGCAAGTTTTCCGGAGACGCGTCTTTAGGCTTCGTAGGATCGTCGACGATAACCATATCCGGATGATGGCCCGTGGTCTTACCTTCGACGGATGTAGCGAAGCGCCATCCCCCGCAATTGTTTTCGTAGAACCCCTTAGCACTGTCGACGGGAACTTTGTATTCGTGCCATCGCGCCGTGAACCAATCGGAGCACACAAGCAAGAGGGCCTTGCCAGCGTCGCGCACGGTTAGACTTTGGTCGAAGGAAGAGAAGAGCCAGCGCCTAGTCGGATTCCTCAACCAATCCCATACGGGCCAGAACACGCACACAAGTAGAGACTTCATCGAACCGGGCGGCACGTTGATAATCAGTTGCCGGCACTCTCCGCGAGATACCTTTTCCAAGTAGCTGCAAATTACATCTATGTGCCAGTTGTCTTTGTAGGTACCGCCCGGTTCGACCACGTGCCACGCCATGCGAACGAAGTCATGAAGCGACCCACGCAACCCTAGCGCACGGTCGACCGCGATATCTAGGCCGGGTGTTTCCGGGTTAGCAGATAGTGGGGGCGTTCTGTTCTTTCTCATACTTCTCTAGTTGCTCGTGAAAATTCCGGAGGGCTTCTTGAACTATGATCTCTTTTATCCCTAGCTCCTTCGCCGTCTCTCTCACGGTCTTACCCGCACACACGTAGATCACACTATCCCTTTGATCTGAATTGTCGAGCATGCACAATACAGGCAAAAGATCTTCTTGCTCCAAAGCGGACCGAAAGAAAAAGTCTTGCTCGCTCTCGGGTGTCTCCTCTTGATTGTCGCCTTCTTCGTATGCGTCAAGGGTGTACTCTGGAGGGGGCTTGCCATTGTTCTTTGGCCAATGCACGAGCCTATCGAGTCGAACTGCACATTGTACCTCATGCAAGATCTTGAATGTCGCATATGTCGAGAACGCGCCGGCCGCGGGATTGTACGCTTCGAGTGCTTTGATCATTCCAATCTGCCCCGCTTGAAACAAGTCCTCCCAATCCGTGGTGCGCGCGGCACGAAGAAAGGGCTTGTACTTCTTCACGATGCGATTGATCAAACCGCCGTTGTCTTCCAAGATCTTACCCGCAATGCGCCGGGCTTTCTCGGTCTCCCCTTTGATCTTGCAATCCTGGTACTCTGCCAAAAGGCGCGGGTCGACTGCCATTAGCGCAGCCCCTTGACCGGGAAAAATTCTGCGGAGAATTGTGACGGTGTTCCCTTGTCGTCCACTGTATAGGAAACGATTGTTCCTCCTACGTCCCATCCGTTGCTTATGCGATTCGCGAACTCCGAACCCTTCTCTTGAAACGTTCCGCCCGCTACACCGAAAACGTTTTCAGGGTACGCGGCAACGGTGGCGAATTTGTGGAAGTGCCCCATTGCTACCACGTGCGCATGCTCTTCAAGCGCTTCAATGCGGGAGTTCAAGATCCTACGGATTGCGTTCCGCGTACCTGCCCCCCCGTGAGGGTGCCACAAGTGCCAAGCCGCGCCGTGGATCGTCGCACGTCCTAGGCACACCCCGGCAAAGGACCAATCTACCCCGGCCGCGCGCATGGCGTTCTGCAAAAGTTGTCCACTGATTAGACCACTAGACGAACTAAAGTAGCCATCATGATTGCCATCGATCGCGACGAATTCAAAAGCGGTCGCCTTTGCAAACACGCGCACGGCTTCCCCCACTTGCCCGTCCCATCCTACTTTGCTTTGGTCGTGCATGAGAACGGGTTTATTGCCGTCCAGAATGTCACCCGTCAACACGCACACCCTTGCACCCTTCGACCATGCGAGGGCTAGAAAGCGTTCAAGTGCGCGGGTGTTGCAGTGCAAAGATCCGAAGTGCAGATCTGTTACGATCGCTACGTGCTTACGGCCGGGCGTGGTATCACCTAAAGTGATCGCCCCCTTCGCTTTTACTGCAGGGCAACGGGAAGATAGATAGCCGTCCACAACTCGAAGTGAGTAGCCTTCGGCGTTGCCTAGTGTGATCGCCGCATTGATGGCGCGCGCACTCACTCCCGCTTTTTGGGCGAGGGTATCGAGGGGCACGGCATGGCGTGAGGTGAGTCGGAGGATCTCAGAAAGGAGCGCGCTTGTTTCGGTCTTGGACATAGGAGAGGATCTCTTTGTAAGAGTGCACACGCACGGCGTTCTTTATCGCCGTGCGCTTGATCGGTTTCCTGTTCCAGGGCCGATCGAAGAGGAGTGCAGTCCCCAAAGGATTACAAGCTAGCCACGCGTCACAAGTCTCCGCGCGATCTTCGATAAGAAGATCGCCCATGATCATTGGTTTCATTGGCGTTGGGACACTCGCCACGCGCGCGGAAGGGAGAACTCGGCTAAGCCAATGCCTTCTTTCTTCGGTCCACGTAGGCGCGTTCCAAGGAGCCGTCACGGCGTCAAGGTCTGAGCATTCCCGTAGTGACACCATGAACTCGAAAGCCCCGGGGTACCACGGCAGAGAAGAGCAGAAGCCGATCTCCCTTCCCAGCGCATCCGCCATGTCGCGCGGTATCGTGTGACCTAGCACGAAATCGTGGAAGTCTTCCGTGCGGTATATAACACCCCGATCCCGAAGCCAGCGACACACACCCCCGATAAAGTCCGCGCTAATGCCGTCCACGTCGCAAAGGACTACAGACATAGGTAAGCCCATAGACGGCGCCAGAAAGGAACGAACGGCGTAGGGTAGTCGTGACGATCAAGAAGGACGTGGAACCAAAGCGGAAGGCCTGCGCATTCACGATCGGTCCAAAAGTAGCGATAGGGCGCCTTCATTGCACGCGCACCTTCTTACGAGACAATAGACCCGCGGATCTAAACGAGGTGATCAAGGCGGG